TACCTGGTCTTTTGTTGCCATGTCTTATTCCTCGCTTTCTTCTTTTTCTTCCGCTTTCGCTGCGTTCTTGTCCCTTAACTGCAAAAGCACATCTTTTAACTGCTGCGGTATGTTGATAAATTCCGCCGCATTTTCCAAAATGGAAAGTGCTTCATTGCAGATAAAGAAAACAATAACAATTTCCCTTAATGGTATTGTGTCCCCGGTCATTCTCTGCACGTTGTAGGCAACTGCGATAACCACAAATACCATGATTTTTTTTACAATCCCCTTAAATCCGATTGCACTTGAAAGTTCTTTTTTATAGACTGCTTTCAAAATGCCCGTGAAATAATCCAGGATAGCAAAAAGCAATATTGTGTATAACATCACATCCCAACCGCCGAACAACGAAACGATAAAACCGCCAACCAATCCGCCAATCACGGAAATAAAGTTAAACATTTTCTCCATTGTTCCATGCTCCTTTCCTTGTTTTTTACAAGTAAATCATATAATGGAACGGCTTTTTATTCTGACCCTTTTTACGCCGTTGCTTCCAGGTGTTCCCATTCATAGAATAACAATTCGTATTCAACCGCCTTTGCAATGTGGTATGTGTCGGCGTGTCCTAAATGTCCCTTTCTGCTTTCATACTTCCGGTTAAATTCTTCCGGCGGCAATTCGCCCAACTCATACGCCTTTACATCTTGCTTTAACTTTCTGATAGATGATTTTCTTACTTTCTTGTGGTCTGCATAGTGGATATATCCGCAAAAATCTATGCCATTCCCGGCGTATAGGATTGTGCTTTTAGGGTTAATATGCAAAAGCATTTCATTTTCCAAAAATTCTTCTATTCTCTTAACCCATTCTTTTAACTGCTCCAAATCATCCGATAGGATAATAAAATCATCCATGTACCGCACAAAATACGGAATATGTAAAACGTGCTTGCAAAATTTATCTAACTTATTGCCGTACACATTCGCAAATAACTGACTTGTGAGGTTTCCAACGGGTATTCCCACGCCGTCCGGCAATATGCCGTTGTGGTCTATAATATCATCCATTAACATAAGGGCTTTCTTATCCCCTATATAGCGGCGGTTTTCATCCTTTAATTTGTCATGCGGTATAGATGCAAAATACTTTGATATATCCCCTTTAAAGGCATACATCCTTAACCCTTGCTTTACCTCTGTTTCATACATCCATTGATACAATGTATCACTTGCGGCGTGCATCCCCTTACCGCTCCGGCAAGCGTAAGAATGGTAATAAAATCCGTTTTCAAATACGGGTTGAATAGCGTTACAAATCATGTGTTGCACCACTCTATCATAGAACGGCAACGCCATAATAAGCCGTTCTTTTGGCTCAAACACCTTAAATATCTTATATTCCCCTTGTCTATATGTTAAATTCTGTATTTCCTCGGTTGCTCTTAAAAGTTCCTCTTCCTTAACCATAGAAAAAGCCAATACCTCATTCGTGTACCGCTTGCACCTTGCCGCCTGGTGGAATGAAGTATTGGCATTTTCAAAGGTCCCCATTTTCTCATGTAGTCCCTTTACTGTTTTCATTTAATCCCTACCAATTTTCAAATATTCTATTTTACTAAAAGGTGGTTTGCTTTGTTAG